TAACTTGTTTGGCTTGGAGGATTGGACCTGATATTCCACCTCCTCCACCAGCTCCGATTTCAACAACAGAGGCAACACCACTCGCTTCTTTGCGTGTATAGAGTTTGCCATCAGTTGTATTAACTGCGAGCTCTCCAAGACTGAGTTGTGAGGTTGTAGGTACTTTGCCTCCAACAGAACTACGCTTTACGCGAATGGTGTTAGCCATAGATCAAAAAACACCTCCATCGAGAGTTACATTGTCGATCGTGTTGTTAGCACCAGTGATTGCAACGTTAGACATCACCCGAGATGCATTCAGCACCTGAGTGTTGGCGATCATGAACGTGCCACTGTTGGTGATGTTGATCGCCTGGTTAAACGTCCACGCATTGGTGGCGCTGTACCAATTGATCTCCTTGTTTGTGGCTCCAGCAAGAGTCAAGCCACCACCATTGGCCGTGACGTCTGTCGGAGTAGCGGTATCACCGAGGAGGAGGTTTTTGTCCTCGACACGCAGTTCGGTCGAGCTGAGAGTTGTAAGGGTGCCATTAACGGTCAAATCACCGGTCACGACTAGGTCGTTACCAATGGTCACGTCATCCGGTAGACCAACAGTGATCGTGGTTCCGGTGTTGCTGACATCTACTTCATTGGCAGTGCCCTGAACGGTCATTGACCCGCCCAGATACATCGTTGCGCCGTTTACCGTGACACTGCTGTCAGTAAGCGAGCTGTTGGGAATACTGGCAAGTGCAACTACACCAGTGGTGGTGTTGTAGGTGACGCCAGATCCAGTGGTAGCGCTAAGGGCTGCTCTGCTACGAGTATCTGTGTAATACAGATTGTTGGCACCCTCACCAATATCATCAGTGTTAATGCCAACGATGGTTGCGGCGCTAAATGTCAGCGTGCCGGTGAAGGTCTTGTTGCCATTAATGGTCTGGTTACCAGACAGGGTTGCGTAGGCACCAGCGCCTGCAATCGCGACCACACTTGTGGCTATACCAGATCCGTTATCGCCGTAGCCGTAATAAAGAGTGTTATCTGCAGCTACTTCGTTGTATGCCAACTCACCCGAGGCGAGCGAAGTTGGACTTCCAGATGCACCATTACTAGCGCGACGCTTAATTTTGAATGTTACGGCCATTTAAAAGGCACCTCCATGCAGGGTTAGATCGTCATCCAGAACATTTGTAGGGCTAAATACAGACCCATTCCATTCCAGAACTTTTCCTTGGTCCCCTGATGTCAGGGCATCAATTGCAGCGGTGTCCATAAATGAACTACCGGCAAAAGAAGGGCCTTGCGGACCCGTAGCAGTGACAGTGACCACATTTGCATTTGGAGCTCGTGTGATCGTGACTTGACTATCAGTCTCAGTCACTTTGACGACACTAGAAAGTGTCGGTGTAACTTGTACTTGTGTTTGGCTCATTACACTCCTGTAAAACCAGGATCAACAAACGCCCTACCTTGCAATAAGTAGTATTTATCTCCTCCTGGTTCGGTGATCATGATGTCGTACTGACATTCTTCTGTGATTGCCGCCGTTGTGGTGGCTGTCAGTTTGATCTTGAACTTACCAGTGGTTTGATCAGTAAAGGACGTTGTAAACGTTGCTACTGTTGCAGTGTTAAGGCGATTGACCAGCTTTCCTGCAACTGAGTAGCCGGACATATTGACACCATTACCTGATGCATCCTTATACTGCAGATCCAGTGAAAAGGTTGCCCCTTGATGAATGGTTATGTCGTAATTACCCGGCTCGATCACAGCATTTAATGGCCAGTCTTCATACCAAGTTTAAGACATTTAATCGTTTATAGTAAGGTAAAGCGCTTTGTAGTTTGTGGAACCCGTCATCCCCCTAAGCCTTGTGCTTGGACTATTAGGTGGTGGGCTGTCTGCTGTCCTAACGCTCGGCAAAAAATTTGAAAAAGTGGACGACGAAATTCAGGAACATGTAGCTGTTCTCGATAGACGAATTGACAAAGTAGAGCTTGTTTTGGCAAAGGAATTTGTTTCCAAAACAGATCTTGTGGCCATGATGGAGCGCATCGATGATCGTATTGATCGCATGGACAATAAACTTGATCAATTACTTATTGGTTACAATAAAAACGCAAACTAGTCTTATTAGTAATGGGTCTAATTGAATCACCAATCTTTTGGATTGTGCTTGCTGCTGTATCAGAAATCTTGGCAGCTATTCCTAACGACAAGCTGAAATCTAATTCCTTGTTCCAGCTTGCATCTGCTGCACTGAATTCCCTACTGAAAGGCCGAAAAAAGTAAATTGGCCACCGGATGGTGAGTCCATATGGACGTATAACTCACGCTCTGTATGGGAAGACATTCGGCGAATGATTCGTGAGCAGAAGTTTTACAAGCAACTGCCTTCCAAAATCACTCAGGCCGAACAAGCCTGGTTAACCAGCCAGCCAAAACCCGCTGCACCAATGAAACGCTTCATCGAGCATCCTTCTGATGGTTCTGAGGCTCAAACACTTTTGGGTGGCCCAATGCAAATTAAAACTGAATTTACTGAAGATGACAACCTTTGAACAAGGTAAGCTCATTGATTTTTTTAGGTATTTTGATCCTAATAACGAAAATCACTTAGAAGCGATCATTCGTTTCCAAAAAGACGTTGAAGAGGCGGATCCTAGTTTGGTTACTGATTTTGCTGATTGGGTTAAATTGTTTCGTGCTCCGTTGGAGTATGTCCAACCAGCAGAGAAGATTGATAATAGTTGGGAGGGTATTACAACTGCCGCTCGCCAAGCTGGAGCCAAGTTCCCTGAGCTTGTTGCCGCGCAATGGGCTCTAGAAAGTGGCTTCGGTAAGTTTCCCTGCGCTCCTAACAACTTCTTTGGCATCAAAGGCGGTGGTAGAAAACCAGAGGTTTACTGCACCCAGAAAGAGACAAAGGAGTTTATCGATGGTCAGTGGATCACTACATGTGCATGGTTTAGAAACTTTCCTAATATCTATGCAAGCGTTGAGTACGTAGTTAATCGCTGGTATAAGGACTTTGATGGCTATAAGGGAGTTAATCGAGCGGATTCTCGCGAGGAAGCAGCAAGACTTCTAGTTGTTGAGGGTTATGCCACTGAGCCTATGTATGCAGATAAGCTTATTAAGCTTATGGCACAGCGTGTTGTCATACAACCTATCTCTGAAGATGTTGACTTAGAAGTTCAATTCTTTTCTCAGCTTGATTCTGAAACAGATCAAGGACAGCGGATGTGTTTTTCTAGCTCATGCGCTATGGCCCTGGATTACATCTCACCAGGAATCTTGCATGGACATAAAGATGATATTTATCTAAACCGTGTCAATGAGTTTGGAGATACAACAGATCCTTATGCTCAAATTCAGGCACTAGATTCTTTTGGTGTATCCGCTGTATTCCGGCAAGACCTCGACATTGCGGATGTAGAAGCACAACTCGACGCTGGTTTTCCAGTTCCCATCGGTGTTCTCCATAAGGGACCATCTAATGCCCCTGCCGGTGGTGGTCATTGGATTGTTGTTGTCGGGAAAGGCCCAGGCTATTTCCTTGTCAATGATCCTTTTGGAGAGATGAATCTCTCTTCTGGTGGGTACGTGCAACACACAGATGGTAATCATCTCAAGTATTCCTATCAAAATCTTCTTCCTCGTTGGACTGTCGAAGGCAGCTCAAGTGGTTGGGGAATCCTTATTAGCTGACATTTAAATGAAAAACGGTGCTGCATTCTTTTCAGGTCAACCTAAAAGAACTCGAATAGGTAACGGAAGGAGAGTAAGAAGTCTTACTGCTTCAGGTAGAACTAAACGCTCTAGTCGCAGGAAGGTTTATAGAGGTCAAGGCAAACGCTAAGCGTCTTCATCTTTAAATCTTTTCCACCCTGTAGCTAGAGCGTATATCTCAGGATTGGCCTCTAAGGGTGCCATTTCTGAGAAGCCACGTTTCCATCCGTGGCCTTTCATTACCTCTTCCACTTCTTCTTTGATTTCATTTAGATCTTCTAAGGTTCCTGTAAAACGAAACCTTACGTACTTTACTTTTTCACCCATGTCGTTCTGAATTGTTATTAAAAATTTCCTTGTGTAGCTCAATAGCAGTTTCTATGCTTTGTCGGGCTTTGTTTAAGTCTGCCAGTTGAGCTTCAGGGTTATCTTTATGTTTGTGCGGATAGCGCTGGGTATATTTTATCGCGTTAATTAATACGTATTTAAGTAGTCCTGAAGCCCCGAACATTGC